CACAACCTGCTGAATCAGGAAGGCCAACTAGAACAGACGGAACACCAGCGGTCCATTTGGAAAGCGGTTCTGGATTTTGATACCATGTATAAAAATCAGAATCTCGCAACGTTTGATCTGATAAAATAGGATCAAAATAATATTTAACCGTGGTTTCTCCATAATAAGGAACATTAACTCCAGTTAAATTAACTGTATAAACATTACCTTCTTCTAAGTTACCGTTATTAGGAAAAGACAACGTATAATTTTCAATTAGATCGTTGATAACAATGTTGGCACTGTCTAGGTAACGTCCTTCCTTATCCTCTAAACGAACAGCAAACCATTCTTCTCCTTCCAAAGGATCGGTTGCAGGATCATTTATAATTGCTATTGGTATAGAACCAGCAGAAGATGAAATTGAAATGTATTGTGGTTCATTAGAATCAGGCAAGCCACTTCGACCATCATAATAATTTACGCCAAAATCTGCATCAGAAGTAGTTCCATGTCTGCCATACCAATAAACACCATCAATTCCAGTCAAATACCCGTTGTTGACGCCGCTGCCAATGACAGAAAGATTAATAGTTTGTCCTTCATCAGCAGAAAAAGTTCCGCCTAATGCATAAGATTGAGAAGGATATGCAGCAACATAATCTTTGATAATTGTTTCTATATCAACTTCGTCTGTTATTGCTACTTCACCGCCCAGATACATTCCCGCCGGGTGTGAAAACAATTTAAAAACATCTCTCCAACGAGAAATTGGTACACCGGTTTTAATTAATAAAGCAAAGGTTTGATATAATTTATCGTCGGTAAGATAGCGTAACGAGTTAGGACCTATTGCTGAAGCGGAATCTCCGATTTTAAATATATTTTCTTTTGTATAAACTACTTCAACATCTTCATTATAAAAAGATCGGAAAAACCATTCTATAGCAAATTTAGTACCTTTAGATCGAAAAAGAATACTAGAAAAATTTGCCGCTGCTCTTAGTTCAACTTCGTTATTACCAAATCCTTTAAAATAAGATTCGCCCAATAGAAGCTCATCTTCGATATAAGATAAAAGAGTGATATCGGTTTCGTTAATATCGCGAGCAGCAAACAAATGATGCAACAATTCTGTAGAATTATTTTCATCTTCAAAAGTATAATAGTATTCGAGCAGCTTAATAAATTTTGGATAATAAGAAGCAAAATGTTCGGGCAGAACATTTTTAACTTCCGAAAGACGAACGTTTGGATTTCGTCTTCTTTTATCTAAAAATCTATTATGCATAATTTATACTATATTAATTGTGCCGCTCATATTAGCATCGGCAGTGCTTTGATAAAACAAGGTTGCAGGCGCACTCATGGGAACCCTAAAAGTTAATACAGAAGGTGCTGCGGCACCATTGTTAGTTACTCCAGTATTATAAGCAGTGCCGCCAAGTCCAGAAGAAGATTGAATTCTAAGTGGACTAGCAGTCGTTTGATTATCAAAATAATAAGTTTCACCTCTTCTCAAATATAAAGTAGGATCGTCTTCTGCTGAAGGAAACCATACATTTTCGGGATCTGTAAAACTATAATGATTGGTACCATTGGCGGTAAGTATAAATTTGTGAGCAAATCCGCCGGGCGATTGAAGCGTCTTATCAGGATTGTTATAGATGAGACCACTCGCATCTCCAAAATGCCCTTGGAATCCGCCAGTGCCAGCAGTCAAACTTAAATAATAAACTTCGGGTTGTGCCGGTGAAGCAGACACCGATCCGGCAAGCATTGAACGTGCAGCAATGGCGCTGTCTGCTCTAACGTCAGTTAAAAGATAGCCGCTTCCTGAAAACATATTTGATGAAAGCGTTCCACCATAAACTCCATCCGGAGTAAAAGTAACATCTGGGGTTAAAGAAATTTCATCTGAGTCTGGTCTAAACTCAGCAGTTTGCCAGCCGCGTTTTCTAAACATGGCATAGTGTGTGCCTGTACCCTGAATAAGCTCTTTAGCTAAAGTTTTTTCAGCTATTGACGCAGTACCGTATAGGTATAATGTTGAAGTGTAATTGCCTAAAGGATCGTAGTTCAAACCACTAAAAAGCGAATTTGTTTGGGGATTGTACAATAAACCATCGCCATCGACGTTGGCGCTGTCATAATCAGTTGCATTGCCGTTCACGTCTATAGAATTATTCGGAAACATTAAAAGATTAAAATTTTCAGAAACTTCTGCTTGCGTCGGTAACAAAGTATCAGCTGTAAAAGAAGTAGCGTTAACGTTGGTGAGACCACTACCATCACCAACAAAAGCAGCAGAAGTAAGTGTGCCACTGCCTGGGTTATATGTAAAAGCAGCGTTAGTATTTACGCTATCAATGCCGTTTTGAAGAGGGCTAAACAATACAAAATAATCGGGAGTATTCTCTACCGGAGACTCGACTTGCGCAGAAGCTACTTGTTGTTCTCTTGACCAATCAGACCATAACGAATGATTTGCGCTGTCTGCAACTAAAGCGGCTAAAGCTAACGTAGCTAGATCTGAAACTTGAGAATGACGCGCACTATCAACGTTATCGAGATATCTACCATCGCCTTCAAAATAATTTGCCTTTAAAACACCACCATTGTATAAATTGTATTGCAAACCAGTATTGGTAAAAGAACTATCACAACCAAAAGCAGTATCTCTCATAACAACATATAAATTTTGTTCTCCTGCATTTAAACTGGTTAAAGAAATTTTCGAATTAAAAGTTTCAGCACATTGTGAATTTATTGCGTTAATATATTGACTAAGATCAGAAAAATCTGTTATAGTTTCTCCGCCCACTGTAAGAGAATTACGAGCTTCAATATTTTCACCAGAAATATCACCCGTAACATTAAGATCGCCGGTCACTTCACTACCCGTTGGAGTATCATCAATATTTTGATTAGCTAAATCCCGAATAGATTGTAGGGTTGCTCTCTTGGTAGTTAAAATATCTACATCATTGACAATAATTTCATCCGCTAAATCGGGGTCTGTCAATAATAATAATTCTGAAATTTTTACTCCGGCCATGGTAATGTCTCTTTATTAGTCCTATTATTTATACTGGTTATGTAACATTTATTGTTACGGTTGCTACTTCTGAAGTTCCTGCAGAAGGTGTTGCTCGATATATAAACGTATCTGTTCCTGTGAAGCTTGCGTTAGGAGTATATCTAAACTGTCCTAACGCAGCATCAAGAACTTCAACTGTTCCGTTAGAAGGATCTCCACCAATTGCGACACTATAAACTACCGGTGGAGCCAAAGTATCATTGGCTGTTACCAAGAATGTGACCGGCGTGTCTACGGTTGTACTGACAGTGTCATCAATCACGTCTTCAACACCCGTCACATCGACATTTACATTGTAAGTGTACGATCCAAATCCGCCATTTAAAGACATGGTAAAGGCATCTGCTCCACTGTAATCTGGATCCGGAGTGTAGGTGTATGTCCCTTTTGCTTCGATCATACCATTTATATTTGTTAAGACTTGATCTAGCGTGAATGAAACCGAACCGTGTGTAGGTTCTGTCCCAACAGAAATCGATGAGGGATTAGAAGGAAGGTTGACAATATCAAAAGATTGTGTTATAGAATTATCTTCTAACAATACTGGATTCAATACTGTATTAGGATCTAACACAAACGCGCTGTCTGCACATACTTTAGAAAACAATTCATCTTCGTTGTTGAGATTTAAAAACTCAACACAAGCTTTGGTAATGATGCTCGATGAGGTTGCTACGCTCTTATACAAACTGAGTCTCATATCAAAATCTAGAGAATAGATAATTGTTCTTCGATTTTCAAGCGGTGCTTCGTAGTCATCAGAAAAAGAAATACCCGTCATAGTAATCGGAGTATCTTCTACAATGTCAAAATCGTCCAGCGGTTTTACCGACACAGTATAGTGTGGTGTAAAGTAAGGTAGAATTTGTTCTACGATTTGTAGAGCATCATCTTGCGACTTAGCATAGATGCTCAGCTGAAAACTAATGTTATACGGAACTGGAGTATATACTTTGCTGCCAGTACCATCATAACTAGCTGGATATTGAACACAAGAATTTGTTTTCGGCAACTGCCTTGAAGGATCATACGCCATCGCCAAAATTTCAAATGACATACGCGGAAGTTTTACGGCAATCTGACGTTCTACATCTTCTCCGTTTGCCATGGCGTCAAGACGAGCCAGAAAATCTCTTTTAGGAGCATACGACAACGGGACACGCTGAGCAGATAGCTGATTGCCCTGCGAGTCTTTGCGGACGATATTAATCTCATTGAACAGAGATCCAAAAACCGCAACGGCCTTTCGTATTCTTTGATGGTAAAAATGATCACCAAACATTATGGATCTCCAAACGGATTAGATTCACTAAAGTCTATAAAGTCAATAGTTCCGCCTTGTGATGTTGTATTAAACGCATCGTTCATTGCGCCATCCTGTAAATCTTCACCAACTAAAATAGGTATCCCCGTTGCGCCCGATTCTAATCCTGTCACAGGATCGGTGGTGTTAAACTCTGGCAAGCCAGTATATCCCGCAGCAGCGCCAACGTGAGCCACGTACAGCTTCATTGCAGCGGAATCGGAAAGATCTATGTTAACAATTTCTCCTTCTACGCTACCCTGACTAATCTTCTCATTGAATTCAAAACTGCCATTAATAGAATCAAAAGTTAAAATAGTTTGATAGGCGTGAGCAGCTTCGACAATGTCAATAGCTTCAACACCCGTATCAAAATCTTCATCATTGTATTCAAACAATTCACAACGAATTCTAAATGTCGGAAGATCTTTTAGCTGGTAGAATGGATTTTCATCCTCAACTTTTGTTACTTCAAAAATAGATCCCGACAAAGGTAGATGAATCAAATCGCCTTCTCTAGGACGATACACCGGATTAGTTTCTGAGCTTTCGAACACAGCAACTTGATTCAACCACCTTCTACGCGAAACAACAAAAGTTGCCGCGTCTCGTATTTCTACACCGAACTTGGTAAACAGATCACCTTCACCATCAAATCCTTCGGTATTTTCAATATACATTTCGATTTTATATGCATCATCAAATCTAGACACGTTGTCATCATCAAAAAAAGTATCTCGATTTACAATTTCACGAGGAATGTAATAAACATCTTGACCATAGATCTTCAAAGATTCTATGATCAAATCCTCATAGAGATCCTGTTCGGATTTTCTGCCTTGTGAAAAATAAAGATTAGTGGCCATAAATTACCCCATAAAAAAGTCTATTGGGAATTCATTTTCTAATCTCAGTTTCTCCTCTAGTTCGGTAAGTTGTGCAGTGGCTTCCTCAAAATATTGCCTACCATTTAATTGTACACCGCCCGGTAAGGTCATACCTTCGAACTTCATCATGTTAGCGCCCCACTGTTGTTTAATTAGAGCGGTAGCATAATTCTTAACAAACTTGTCGTTCCAAACTTGAGTAAATGTATCTGGGTCTACAAGCGTAAGAACCTCCATTACCACATATTCACCTACGTCAAGATTACCCATAACATTGGGTGCCCAATCGCCAAAAATATAAAGACGATCTTGATGTCGAGAATAGGTCACGCGAGGCTGGCCTTCTAAAATATTGTCTAGATACTCTAGATATTGTTGCATTTGATAATAGTACGACATACCTCCAGCAAAATTCATAAAGTCGCCCATACTGTTAAGCATCATTTGATACTTAATGTCAAACATATTTACGCTGGAAAAAGTTCGATTAAAAGGAAACACTTTGGTAACATATAGAACGTCTGAAGAAATAGGAATCCATTCATTGTCTATATCAGTTTGTGTTATCTGATGTTTAATGTATGTACGATAGGTTGCATCTGCATGATATTCCTGATATAATTGCAGAGTATCGTCAACCTTATCTTCAATCTGATCATCATCTACATTAATTTCAAGTACAGGAGATCCTAGTCTTCGCAGACAATAGTCGATTAATTCTTGTCTAGTTGTAGGCTGCGCCATTTACTTAGTCTCCGTTTTCTACTATTTATGCAGTTTCTCTAAAGTTCCTTAGAGTTTTTGTTCGAGGATATACTTTACCCGAAGATTTTCTAGGGCCGTATATTTCTTTGGTGTCTATTCGACCTTCTGCAGGACGCAAATTCTTTACGTACATAATTGCACGAGGCGTTTCATTTTGATGAAAAGAATAATTATCTTGATTAGTTGCGGGAACTTGATTTCCTGGCCACACTTTACCGTCATCCCCTATTTCATTATGGGTGTCTCGATCTCTTGACATATTTTGAATTAAATATTCTTTAAGTTGAGCGGGAGAAAAATCTGGAAATCTTTCTAAAACACAAGCTGCTATTCCTGCTACGTTAGGGCAAGCTGCCGAAGTTCCACCAAAAATACCAAAATAAAATGAACTGTTCCTAGGATCCTGAGTTTGAACTCCAGTTGAAGAATTTACCGCAGCAACACAGCCGTTCGAAGCCGCATAAAGATCTATTCCTCGTCCTCTCGAACTGTAATAGTTAGGCATTTCACCCCTTCCCGTGGGCGCACTCTGATACCCTTCGCGAGTTCCACTAAGCGCACCAACAAGCACGCCCTCATCTGGTAAAAACCCTCTCGACTTGTGTCTCACAGTACCCCTTGCATTATTTAAAAAATAACTATTAGTGTAAAAAGAAGATGATAATTTTTCACAAACCGCATTTTGATTTCCACCAGCGGCAAATACATGTATACCGTCTGCTATAGCATCTGCAACGTCCGGGCGAATTGTGTCGTTTTCTATTGTAATAACAGCAAAGCCATTCGGTGAGTTACCTGAAATCCAAGTTTCTGCGACAATCTCTGCATTTTCCATTTGTGCATGAGATAATGACCCTGACGTATTGCTGGAATTTCCATAACCGAATCCATCTCGTTGTGCATAATAAGGCCAAGAAGAAGTTCCTTCATTTAAATAATAAATGTATCCATATGATGCAGTAACAACCGTTGGATTTTTTCTGCCCGTAGCAGGGTTTACAGTTTTACTATTATGAAACGCTCTAATATAATCCCACAGTGTTAAATAAAGAGAACCATTCGCGTCTATATTTCCTGCCAATATTTGCCAAGAATCAAAAACACTAATGCTGTAAATATTAGCTTTAAATGCAGAACCATTTGTATTTCCAGCAGCAAGAGAAGCGCACGAACATCCGTGATTTATTTCCGTGTCAGTAGATGTATTTCCAGTACTGTAAGGAGTATAACTATAATTTTGAATTAAAAAATTAAACTGTGCAGAAAGACCAGGATTATCCCCCTGTACAGTTGGCGTATATTGGTGCCAATTAATTTCCTGTACTCTAGATCCTCCAGTTCCGTCTACGTTAACGGCAAATTCCGGATGAGTGGGTATAACGCTGGCATAATCTACTACAATTATATCAACGTTTTCTCCTGTTTCGGTGACTGAAATTGTGTCATTGATAAACAACTGCGTGCCCGAGCCACCGTTGGGAATTTGAGGATACCAATTATTGATATCCGAAGAATAATCGTTATACGGTCTTCTTACACGTAGAAGATTCCAACTTACAGCAGCGCTGTTGGGAGGACTATATAAATTTTTATCAAATCTTCCTGTCCTATCAAATGCTGACAATTGTATATCGTATTTAATGTTTTTAACAACAGATTCTACACGATCATCATTTCTTAATTCTTCTGCTTCTTCTGAGGTTAAATTATAAACAGTACTTCTAGAAATTGGTTTACGTAGACTACAATCAATTGTTCTATTTGGAATGTAAAGAGCACCTCCTTCGGTTTCCATATCATCATAGAAATCAACAAGGTCTTCTCTATTTTTTAGTGTGACAATATATTCTTCCATTATGATTCTAATTGTAAAACTGTAAACGTTAAAGTTAATGGATTTTGAATAGATCCGCTTAAGTTTGTAACTTTCAACGGCACATCTTGACCGGTATCACACCAACCAATAACGCCGGGTGATACTTTAATAGTTTGTGGGAAAGGACCCGTCGCAATAAATTCTGCCACAACTCCAGCATCGGGTGCCGGATCTTGTTCTATTGTTCGACTTGCGTCTGCAGTTCGACTAGCAGTATCAGTATACATTCTAATCCAACAAGAAGCAGTAGCCTTCACTTTAAAAAGCGCATAAGAAGAATACATCGCTACGGAAGTATCTACCGTAGCATTGTTTGCCATGTTAGTAATGCTTTTAACGATGCCTGCATCTCTAGTAGGTAGAGTTCCGCTGGCTCCAGGAATTGTTACAGTAACATCATTTCCTGCATTAGTAGCAGTCACACCAGTTCCGGTGAATGTAAATGATGTAACTCCTGCGGTAAGTTGCGTAGATTCGTCTGTAACGGCGATAGCAGTACCAGTACCACCAACACCAGACCCATCTATAGTAACCTGATTTGTTGCGCCAACTGTTACCGAAATTCCACCCGAACCGGTGAAATTAATTTGATCTGTTGTATTGGTTGCAGCTTCAGTATTTGATCCATCAGAAATAAAACTATAAGCGTTTTGATTAGGATCACCAGAACCACCACCAGATCCAAAAACATCGTCCGCTGCTTCCCATTGTTGATTAGCATTAGACCATTTTAAAACCTGACCGTCAGATGGGTTAGCATTCACATCACCCAATTCATTTAGTCTATCGGGTACAAAAGGAGGCGTATATGTGAAAGCACCTGTGATATCACTGTAAACCAAATTGCCCACATTACCGCTAGGCGACAAAGTTACTGCAGCTAAATCGCTTAACGCAATTCCACCACCGCCACCACCGCCACCGGTTTGATCTGGAGCATTAACCCAATTAACGCCATCATATTTAATTACTTGACCAGGAACCAAAGAATTTAATTGTACATCTACTAAATCATTTAAATATAATTGTGCTGCAGTTGGACCACCTAATTGTGGTTGCCCTAAATTTCCAGCACTTACACCGTTATTACCCCAAAGCAAAGCACCGTTTTCATCGTATACAACAAACGATCTACCTTCGCTATCTAGAAGCCTTCCACCATTTCCCGTTTCATCAGAACTTAATTGAAAGTCTCCTTCAACAAAAGTAGAATCAAAATTTGAAATTCCACTAGCGGATATGCTAACTAATTCTAGTCTGTTAACGTCCGGCCTATATGTCAAATCTAAATCAAATTCAGCACTATCTCGACCAGCAACACCACCATTCGCTATTGAAAAAATAGGATAAAAAATTGCATCACTATCAGTAGGCGCTAATTCAATAGTATCAGTTTGCGCTAAAGCAGCTAAGTCAACATCTCCTTCCATGACAAGACCATCGGTTTGTCTTCGGAAAAGAATTCTAGTGTTAGCTACTTTTTCAGGTACATCTGTTAAATAAACATTAGCATTAAAATCAGAGCGTGCACTAAATCTACCGCCGGTGAAATCAGCACTATCATTAACATCTAAAGTAGTGTTGATTGTAGTAGTAGCTGGAGTGATGCTTGCGGTAATGCCTGTGTTAAGAGCATCTACAAAAACAACCTGATCATTTTGAATTTGCAATGATCCGGCACTTTTTTGAATAGTTTGTGTTGCGCCGTTGTTAAAAATAAGGTTAGAATTTTCTGTTAAATCGCCAGTTACTAAAACTGCGTCTTCAAAAATTGAAGCATTAGTAACCGTAATACCACGATTAAAATCCCATCGATCTGTTCCAGTATGATAAAGAAGTTCTACACCAGCCCCATAAACGATAATACCAGAACTATCCCATTGAGATGGTATCACAGCATCTTGAGCAACAACAATATTTCTATCTTCTACTGTCAGAATTTGAGTGTTGAGTATTGTTTGATCGCCTTCAACTTGCAAATTCCCTTGGACGGTAAGATCACGACCAATTAAAGCATCTGTTGTTGTTGTGAGGCCCCAAACGGTAATAGCTGTCGGAGTCGAATCATAACCAACACCTCTAGACGGTTGCGTTACCGTGAATAATGTATAATTGTCTAGAGTAGGAAAAAATGACCAGCGAACACTATCGTACCCGGTGATATTTGGATCGCCGTTTAAAGTAAGAACGTACTGTGGATCTGTGTTTTGCGGTAATGATTTAAATTGTAATCCGCTAAGATCTGGTTTAGTTGTAAACTTGCGCGTTCCATCAACATCAGATATGAATAAAGACCCGTCAGACTCGGGCAGACCCGGATTGGGTTCCGCCTGGTCTAGAGTTAAAAATTCATAACGATCAGAATCTAACTC